GGCCGCGCGCGTCAAGAAAACCAACACGCGCAACCAGACCGACGAAATCTTCAAAGCGACTGACGCGCAGAATGACCAGATTCAAATAGAGTATGGGCGCGTGCCGCAAGCGAATATGTTCACTATTGACTTCATTCCGGACGGCGATGTGCGGGAAGCCCTGCCGCTCGCTGATGCGCTCGGCATGGAGTGGTACGTCACTGTTTCGGGCGCCGGTAACGTAGTGGTGGTTACGGAGCTGCTGGACCCGCTCTCTAATAACTAGGCCCGCGTCATGGATTCGGAATTCGATCTGAGTGGCGGCGGCTCTGGTTCCTGGTGGGACGGCCTGACCAGGATCACGGGGCAGGTGCTTGCCTATAGGACGGCGACCGACACGCCGCGCTGGACTCCTTACGGTGTGGGCGGGCCACAATACGCGGTGGACGCGAGCGGTCAATTGATGGCGCGCGGCCTGGCGGCGCCTGGCTCTGCCGCTGATGGCCTCGCCTCGCTGCTGCCGCTCGCGTTGATCGCTGTCGCCGCGTTTTTTGTCATTCGCGCGCTGCGTTAGGCGCGCGCGCGCGATGCGCCCGGCTCGCGCCCCTCTCTGCCTGGCCGGGTATCCCCTTAGTGTGAGCTGACCTGTGGCCTACGATCCTGTAAGCGGTGATTGGATCAATGAGCTGCCGCGCGATTATTCCGGCGAGGGGGTTAGTGATGCTGCTCCTGTAGCCGACTGGTATGTTGATGCCAGCGGCCAGATTTGGGATAAGGTCACTGGAAATTGGATTGGGGATGCCGCCCAATTCGCTGCGGTGGACAGGTCTAATCTCGGCCCGATGGGTAGCTTGATCGGGGATAACCAATTTAGCCGAGTGGCCGATAGGTATGATCTTGCCTCTCAAGCTGTAAACAGGGGTTACGGTCCTGCTGTCGCGATGGTTGTTGTAGGTGGGGTGGCTTTTGCCGGGGCGGGTATCGGGGCTGGTGCTGGTGTGGAAGCGGCCGCCGCGCCGGAAGTGTTTGCGCCGTTCGTGGCCGCGCCCGAGGTCGCCGCTGCCGTCTCCGAAGGCGGCGCCGTGGTCGCCGCAGGTGAAGGCGTGACGCTCGCCGCCGCGCCGGAAGTGTTCGCGCCGATGGTGGCCGCGCCCGAGGTCGCCGCTGCCGAAGTGTTCGCGCCGTTTGTCGCCGCGCCCGAGGTCGAGCTCGCTGCCGCCGTCTCCGAAGGCGGCGCCGTGGTCGCCGCCGGTGAAGGCGTGACGCTCGCCGCCGCGCCGGAAGTGTTCGCGCCGTTCGTTGCCGCGCCGGAAGTCGCCGCTGCCGAAGTGTTCGCGCCGTTTGTCGCCGCGCCCGAGGTCGCCGCTGCCGAAGTGTTCGCGCCGTTCGTTGCCGCGCCCGAGGTCGCCGCTGCCGAAGTGTTCGCGCCGTTCGTGTCCGCGCCCGAGGTCGCCGCTGCCGAAGTGTTCGCGCCGTTCGTGTCCGCGCCCGAGGTCGCCGCTGCCGAAGTGTTCGCGCCGATGGTGGAGACCGGCGCTTTTGATATGGGCCTGTTCACGGCCGCTGATGTGGGCCTGGCGCCGACTGTGGAAAGCACGGCCGCCGCTATGTCTCTGTCGGAAGTGGCGCGAGTGGCGCAGACCGTAAAGGCCGCCGTGTCGCCTCTGCTCGCTATCGGGCGCGCGCTGCGTGGTGCGGTGGGTGGCGCTGCCGCTGGCCGTGACCCGTTCGCGCCGGCCGGCGCCTGGCCGGACACGCCGGCCGATGATCTTGCTGATTCGCTCTGGACTGCCGGCGCCTTCGCTGGCGTGTTCCTGATTTTGAAACTTGCGAGGGGCTAATGCTGATCCGCGAAACTTTCGCCGCTGCCGTCCCCAAGGCGTTTAATCATCCCGGCAACTACTTCCGCATCAAACGCGCTACCGGCTTCACGGCCGAATCGCTCGACTGCACATTCTTCAAAAATGGGAAGCCGATAGACGTGGACGTGACGAAAGCGGACCCTGGTGATTTTGCTTTCGTGCCGGACGGCTTCGACCGCGTGGAGGTTGTCTCGACCATCGCGCAAGACGTGACAATTCAGATTGCGCGCGGGCGTGTCGGCTCTTATCCCGTTTTCGGGCCTGGTGGAAGTTTCGATGTGGGCTATGCCCTCAGCGCGGCTGGGGTGGGTTACTGCACACAGAAAATATGCGGTGCCGTGGCGGCACAATATTCGATGGTCCAGCTCTGGAATCCAGCCGCGAGCGGCAAGCGCGCGGTTATCAGGGCGATTCGCGCGGCCTGCTTTGATACTGCCGTAGATTTTAGGATGCTCAGCACGACAGTCGCGTTTACGGGGGGGACTTCCACGCCTCAGCCGCTACTGCTGGGCGGCCCCGCCTGTTCAATGGAAATTCGTCAGGAAAACGCCGCTGCGCTGCCGGGGAATTGGATTGATGGATTTCTGGCGCCAATTTCAGACACTTTCCAGCCCGCATTGCCTATGCCTTTTATCGTGTCGCCTGGCAAGGGGCTCGCTGTCGCAATCAACGTCCTAAATAAGCAACTGCACTGCTCATTCCAACTTAACCAGGAGCCGGTATAGCCTGGCTCTCATGTGCGCCGCGCTCTGCTTTTATTCACGCTCGCTGCTGCCGGCCTGGTGGTCGCGCGTAATGCCGGCGCTATCGCCGCGCCTGACGGTGGCGGATCTCCGCTCGATGATCTGGCGGCCGGCGCGCTCGGCGCCGTTGATGATCTAGGCTACGCTCTGACCGGGCATCGCTTCATGACAAACTGGCAAGACGCCGCCGCGAAGCCGGACAATGCCGCGCTGGTGCTCGCCATGCACGATGCTGAATCCCGCTATGGCATCCCGCGCGACCTGGTGGTGCGGCTCGCCTGGCAGGAATCCCGATTCAAGGCTGACGCTTTCAATGCCGGCAGCGGTGCGACCGGAATAATGCAGATTGTCCCGCGCTGGCATCCTGGTATTGACGCGAGTGAGCCGTTCGCCGCGATTGACTACGGGGCGCGCTACCTGCGTGACTTGCAGCGGCAATTCGGGACGTGGGAGCTGGCGCTCAAGGCGTATAACTGGGGACCGGGAAACGTCGCCGCCTGGCTGCGCGGTGGACCTGGTGCGCCGGCTGAGCCGCTGGAAACGCGCAATTACTCCGCGCAGATTCTCGCTGACCTGGCCGAAGTGGGGCAGGTGATCGCATGAAGGCGCCGGACCTGCTGACGGTGGCGCTGATCGGCCTCGCGGTCTATCTGCTGCTCACGGCCTGGCGCGAGCGGTCGCGCACGCCGCGCGCCTATTACGCGGAGCCGGGAACGGCTGACTGGTGGGCGTGATGCCGAATAAATATCTTTTGCTGATCGGCGCGGGTGTGGGCCTGGTGCTCGTGGTGGGCGCGGTGTGGGGCATCAAGCGCGCGCTGCCGGCTGTCGGGCAAGCGGTGAATCCGCTCAACGCAGAAAACGTATTCAACCAGGCGGCAACCGGGGTGGTGTCGCAATTCGCCGGCCGGCCGGAAACGCTCGGCGGCTGGCTCGCTGAGCTGTTCGACCCCTCGACGCGCGCGGTGGCTCAAATGCTCGGCACGGCGCCGCCCGTTGTTGTTTCCGCGACCGCTGCGCGTGATCCGCAATTTTGGGAACCTGGTGCCTTTGACTGATGGCCTGGCTTGCTTCGATCGGCGCTGCGCTGCTCGGAAACTGGCAGCGCATTTTGATTTATGGCCTGGTGGTTGCCGGCGCGCTCGCGACCGCTGCCGGCATGGGGTATCACCAGGGCGTCAAAAAGCTGTGGGACTACCAGGTGGACCAGGCCCGCGCCGCCGTCGCAATCGTGGTCGCGCAGGGCAAGGCCACGGAGCGCGTGCGCGTGCGCTACGTCAAGGTCAAGGCGGCATCCGTTGTTGTGGAGCGCGCGGTAGAAACTGAGGTGATCCGCTATGTTGAAAAGAATCCTGGTCTGTGCCTTGATGCTGAATGGAGCCGGCTGCACGATGAGTCCACAGGTGCCGTTCCCGGCGCCGCCGCTGGAGCTGATGGAGAGGGGCGAGCGGCCCCTACCGCTGCCGTCGCGCTCGCCACCGTTACCGGAAACAATGCCCGCTGTATCCGCACGGCCGACAAGCTAGACGCGCTCCAGGATTGGGTACGCGAGCAATCGAAACTTAACGAGTGAGGGGTTATGCTAGAGCAACCGGAAGCGGGGAAGGGCGGCGGTAGTGTAAATTGGACGCTGGTGCTGGTCGCCGCGCTCGCCGCGATGCCGCCGACAATCGTCGGGGTTGCGGCCTTGCTTCAGGCTGTCCGCACGCATGACCTGGTCAATTCTCGCGTGACTGAGCTGGTGGAATTGGAAAAGCGGAAGGCGGCGGCGGACGCGACGAAAATCGAACAGGCGGCCGAAAATGAGCGACAGCTTAAGGCGCAGCTCGTTGACGCCGTGCGAGAGGCCGCCCGCTTACGCGGTGATCCGCCCAAGTAGTGACCCGAGTCTCGCTTCAAGCACGAGCTGCCGGCGATACCAGGCGGCGCGCGCCTCGATCTGTGACAGTTCCAGGCTGACGCGCTCCAGGTCGGTCACGGCCTGGCGGTGCTCGACTTCAAGTGTGCGTACGCGCTGACAATCGAAAAAGAGCGCGCGCAGTTCGTGAACGGTGAAGCCGCGCCGCCATTCCGCTAAGTAGAGTAGATCATCCCGCCCGAATCTCGCCCCGGCCTCTTGCCATTCGGGGGGGACGCGATAACGTCCCATGTCCCCTCCGTTTGTGCTGCGATTATCGGG